CAGTTGGAATCTCATGGCCCAGAGAGCCAAACACGATATTGTGATGTTAATGGGTGACGATGTGCAAGTAAGGACAAGAAGTTGGGATCAGCTGATCGTGGACCAGTTTGACAAATACGATGACAAGATATTGATGGTGATCCCAAACGATGGCAGAGGGAACAGATTAGCAGTAACAAGACAGCTAAATCAACAAAGATATTATAATGGCAAGCACCCAATATTGATAGAGGACGAGCCATTCGGAGCCCCGCACTTTGCACTTCACAAAAACTGGATCAACACTGTGGGATATCTGGCACCACCGTTTTTTTGGCACTGGTACGTTGATACATGGACGCAAAAAGTTGCTAGGAAATTAAATCGTTGTCTTTTTTTACCAAAGTTAGAATTTAAAGCAAAAAAAATACAAGACGAAACCGGAAGAGCAGTAAGGTCAAATTTAAACATCATCGGGAAAGACAATTACACTTGGTCAAAGGTTAATGATAGACACCTAATGACCGATGTCAATGTTTTAAACGATTTTATTAAATCTTTTTAATATCTCATCATATGTACTACTAGGTAAATCTAATTGTAGTGCCGGTCTGTATATGAATCCTTTCTCTCGTATCAATATATCTTTTGACTTTGTGATCAGGAATGTGTTCGGAAAATATGTGATAGTCTGTCCTGCTATTTTTATGTACTGACCTGCAGTCCGATCTCCTCGATCTTTAAAAAACCACAAACATATTACATCTTTATCTTTGTCAAAATCTCTTATGTCTTTGAGAAATTTAAATTCAATACTATACTTTTCACTTAGATTCTTCCATACCTTGTGTGACATATTGTTCTGATTCTCGTAAAGATTATCGTACTCTTTCATATCAAATATAGTTTTTGAATAGATGTGTTCTACGGGTTCTTTATGATAATGGTGTGGTTTAAGTTTTTCCCAATTCATTATGCTGAGAATAAATTAATTACTTCCTTCTTCCAATCATCGGAATATTCGCAATCTCTATATCCATCGAACCATGGTCCACCTTCTGTGTAGTGCAGTATCTTGGGTACACCGTCTTTGGGTTCCTTGTACCATTCAACTAACCAATTGTATTCGTGTGGTAGTGCACCTATGTCTGAATCTTCTAACCAACTGAACCTGTGTAGGAACTTTGGAGTCTGCTTGTTTAGGAACTCCGGGGTCAACAATTTGTTTTTTGGATGAGCACAGTTCCATAGCACCATACTGCTCCAATTCTTCCTGGGATAGGCTGTTTGTACTTGTGCATCCATCTTGATAGATCCTTCTTCCGGGGTGTACTCATGTTGTACACAGACCACTGCTTTGGAATCATCAAAGTATTGTTCCAGTTCCTTTGCAGAGATCTTCCAAAGGAAGTCACAGTCACAGAACACCGCCCACCCTTTGTAGTTGCTAAGGTATGGCACGAAGAATCTCGTGAATGTAAATTCTGTTGTGGCTAACTTGTCTAGCTCTCTGGTGTAGATGCCCTGCTCTCGCATCTGATTCTGTTTCAGTGGAATGACTTCTGCGTCGGCATCTCTACGCTTGATAGAGTGTTCACAAACCTGGTACGCTATGTCTTCCCTTGGATCCCACCCTACATAAATTTTCATACTGATATTTACACTATAAATATCTTTGCATGAAACTCTCTGAACGTTGTAGACAGTACGAACTTAAATTTCCTCTGACTCCTAGTGCCAATGACACAAAAGAAAAACCAAATAACAAAGGCTGGAGTAAGCACAAACAATACAGCATACCCGACAAGTTAAGGGAAACGGCCAACATGTATTGGTGCTTTGGCGTGTCGAGAGAAATTAGGTTTGAATTAAATTGTAGAAAACATAACGAAACTGCAAAGATATTGACATGGGATCCAACACCTTTATCTCAACTCACAGTTGACAGTGCCAACAGTGGTGGCTACAGGATCGAGCATACCAACAAAGCATACGACAAAGAATCCGGAAAAATACTAAAATTCTATGCCATCAATGACTCAAAAAAATGCTACCAACTAGACAGGCCCGAAAACCCGCATGACGAAATCGAGGTAGAAACAATAAATTTAAAAACAATAGCTGAACAGCATGGACGAGACGTTGATGTTATCAAGTTAGACATCGAAGGGCGATGGCATGAGATGCTGACAGAAATACTAGACCTAGGTCTAGCTCCTAAAATAGTTTTAGCTGAGTGTGAAATGTATATTGGAGATCATGATGCACAATTTTTAAAATTAGATTCAATAGTAGAACGTTATCAAAAAATAGGTTTCACGGTATTTACAAACAGAAAAACCAATGGGGAATGTGTTGAACTTTGTTTTTTAAAATATAACGAAGCTACCCTTTAAACTAACTCTTTTGTTATCTAGATAACATCTCGTGTATTTGTTTCCAATTGTTTACACGTATGATGTCAGGGTGATTAAAATCTCTGTTGTATGGATGGTCAATTAATATAGGCTTTAAACCGTAAGACAGCCCTGCTAGTGCGTTCTTAGGCTTGTCCTCGACCCAATACAGCCCGGTGTCATGGAAGTTTGCTAATGCACTGTCTTTGTCTGCACCTGTACCTAATATATGGTAATTTGTGAAAACATGTTCGCCAAATAATTCACCTAATCTTTTTTTACGTAGCTCTTGTCCTGGTATGTCTGATGTCTGTGATGTTATTGGTACAAATGTCCATCCTTCGGCATGTAGCAATTTTACCCATGTTTGTGATTCCAACATAGGTCGCTGTGTTCCCATCCAAGCACTTCTGTTAAACTCTCTGATTTCTTGTCTGATTGTATCTTTACTAACTCCAAATCTATTAGCCATTTCGTAGTCATCCTGACTAGAGTCTACTAACTTATATGGATAATTTCTGTTTCCGTTTTTGTTAAAGTATGACCGTAGTTGTAACCACTTTGTGAAATGACGTTCCCATTCCAACAATACTCCGTCTACGTCTGTTAATATGATTCTACTAGCCGATGTCGGCATCTTCCATCCCCGCCACTCTCAACTTGACAATGTTTGTGATCTGCCATTGTTTTTGATCTAACCCTTTAGTTATTCCCAACCATTGATTACGTATCAACGCGAAGTCGTTTATAATTTTTGTCATGTCTACAACATCATCTTCGCCGTCAACATATTTCTCTGCATCTCTACTGCTTAATAATTTGTTGTAGTTCTCTAGGAATTTTCTAAAAGTCTTTGATCTTAATCTTCTCAGCTCTATGTTTAGGTATTCTAATATTGCTTCGAGGTGTTGTAGTTGACTGAATCTTTCTTCCACTATGCCCGGCAACGATGCACTGGCCCGTTCTAGATTGCCATACACTTTGCATTGTTTCTTTGCTTCAACAAGTTCTGCGTCATAGTATGCTACGCAGTCAGGTATCTTGGTTATGTTCCTACTTACTTCGTTGTACCAGTTTATCATTCATCCTCGCTATATCCATCTTCGTCCACTTCATCTTCTTCGAACACAGTTGCTATTGCTTCTTCAAGTTTTGGATCGTATTCTGCTGACGCTTTTAATTCGTCATGCTCTACACCGATGTCTTCTAAACTCTTAATGAAATCAATTGCTAGGTCCAATTTCTGTCTTTCAGGGACGTAATGTATAATTGAGTTCCACAAACGTTCAATATCTTCGTGTGTAAAGTCTATCATCTATTCCTTCTCTATAATTGGTTCTGCTTTTTTAGTTTTTGCTTTTGGTGTTGTTTCGGTTTCTACAACTTCTTCTTTTTCAGCAAAGTCTGTAGATTCTGTGAAGTCTGCCATTAGCATATCTAATTTATCACCTATCCATTGTTTTCTGAAGTCTATGTGTTCTTTACCTGCTTTGTCAATGTATTTCAGTCTGTTTCCGGTCTGTACAAGCACACCCTTCTTCTCAAACAAGTCCACTAGTCCACTGTAAGGGTTCATTCCTGTTTCGTATGGAATCTTAACCTGCACACCTTCAAACGGTTTAGCATATCTTGTTTTCATGACTTTACAGGCGGCTCTTATACCCCTTACGTCTGTGACTTTATTGCCATCTATATCTTCTTTTAATTTAAGTTTCTTCATTGCAACCACAATTGAACTTGCATAGATAAATCCTTGACCACCTGATATCTTGTCATCTGGATCAAACATGTCCTGTGATGCGTATGTGTGATTGGTTGCTACAAGTCCTACGTTCCATGAACCAAACATGTTGACACAGTTCCTTACAAGTGCTGTCAATGCCTTGGGTTTTCTACCTAGGTCACCTTTCATGTCACCTGCTTCAAATTGATTAACGTCTGTTGGTGTGAGCATCATGCCCAGCGAGTCAACAACGAACAATACTTTTGGGGCACCTTCTTTGTCGTCTGCGTGTGCTTCTTTGTAACCTTTCATGAACTCTGAAATAGTTTTAGCTACGTCATCGATCATTGATATACTTAATTTTAGAAGTTTATCTTCTGATGTGTCTACTTTTAATGCCTGTAACCATTTTTCATCTAATGCGTTCTCTGTGTCAACAAGTATAACAAATATACCTTGGTCCTGTGCATTCTTAACGATGTTTCCTGATGCTATGTATGATTTACCTGCTCCAGATTCTCCTGCGAACACAGTGACCTTGCCTAGTGGAATTCCTTTGTTGAAATCACCAGTCATCAGGTAGTTCAATGCGTAATTTCCTGTGCTGACCCAATCAGTGGGATCGCTGAATCCTACACCTAATCCTTGGATTGATTTTGTGATGCTCTTTCTAAACTTTGTTGCGTCAAATACTTTTGTCATAATTTTATCCTTTGTATATCATATATTAACATACCTAGGCCCTGACGTCAATATCAGGGCCTTGGTAAAATGTCAGATTATTTTGCTTGTCTTGATCTGATCAGCTTCAGGATGTCCTCTGCCCTCTTGGCACTGTCACCCGCTGGAGCCACCACTGCTGGTGCCGCCTCTGGTTGTGGTGCTGGTGCAGATTCAGTAACAGGTGCCGCTGTAGGAGACGCTTCTGCCACTGGCGTTGCCGCCGGAGCCGATGCTGTTGGTACTGTTACCTGAGGTTTAGCTTGGTAAGCCATGCCCGCCGGTCTGAAGTACTGTCCATACTGCTCTAGATCATAAGCTTCACCTTCAACAGATTTCTCAAATAATTCTTTGATTATTTTAACCTCTGCGTCAGTTGGCTCTTTTGGTCTGAAGTCACCCAGGTTGTGTAACCCGTGTTTGTCGATAGAGGCTCTCTCTGCTTCTTCGAGAGCTCTTTCTCTTCTTGACCATTTTGATGTTGAGTAGTCAGCGTAACCACCTTTGGTTGTTTTAGTGACCCTGAAGTCAACACCTTTCACATAATCAGTAGGCATTTCTTCCATCTCTGGATCCATCAATGCTCCTCTAATAATGTTAAAGATCTGAGGTCCGATGATAAATCTTCTAATCGGGTTCTCAGGAGTCGAGTCTTCTGCTAACGGATTTGTTGTGACAAAACCTTGGAAAATGTAACTTTTCTTCTTCCAATATTTTCTGCCCATATCTTCCATGCTCTTGTCTTTGAACCATGGTCTAACTTCCGTTAGTACTGGGCAAGTCTTGCCATACATCTCCATACACGGTACTTGTACCTGTACTGGTCTAGAGTCAGTCTGACCTTTAATACCTG